CTGGGATTTAGTGAAACCGCCCGGTTACGGGCGGCTCCAGACTTTGACGACCTTCTTCTCTTCCAGGCGAGTCGCGCCGAAAGTGGCCGCGATGTAAATCTGCCAGGGGATGCCACGAAGGTCTTTGCGCTCGGTCACGTCCACGATGATGTCCTGCCACATGCCGAAGTACGCGCCAGACTTGGCGAAGCACATGATCGGGGTGGAAGTACCGGACTGGTCATCGGTGCCGTTGAACTCGACGGCGCGCTCACAGTGGATGAAGTTAAAGCCCAGGAAGCGGGCGATACGACCGTCGCGGAGAACCGGGACATCGTTGCCAGCATTAAAGTCGCTCGACGTGATCTGCACTTCCGACAGCAGAGCCGAATGGGCCTTGGCGTCAATCACGCAATAGAACTCTTCCGAATCCACGTCAACGTCGTTCGCCAGCAGGATTTCCTGCGCGGCGCGCAGCTTGGCAACATTGAGGCGGGAAGCGCCGCCGCCTTCGTCCACGCTGACAACCTGGGACGACGGAAGCGCGGTAGAAATGGTGCCAGCCTTGCCGGTGAAGTTGGCGTTGATCAGGCCGTCCAGAATGGTGCGATCGCGACGGCGGTTCATGGCCGCAACAGCGGACATCGCCATCTCGTTCTTCGGGTCGGTCATCATCCGCAGCAGGTCGTTCTTGTCCTGAAGCTGGTTCAGGTCCCAGTTGGTCGGGAACACCCAGCGGCGGTCAAACGGGGCATCGGTGCGACCCATCGGCTCAAACCGGGTCGAGTTCTCGCTGACTTCGATCAGGCCGATCTGGTCAACGGGGGAAGCCTGCTCGCCGTAGTGGCCGGAGCCAACGCGGACGGCGGACGACAGCTTGGACTGCTTCTGCTGAACCAGCATCTCAATAGTGCTGGCAAATTCCTGAACGTAAAGGGTCGGACTGTTAATGCTCATTGGATTACTCCGAAAGAATCAAAGGGGATGATTCGCTTCGGGTTTGCCCGTTGAACTGGACCCTACGCTTCCCGCTAGCGTGCGGGCGACGGGCAGGCTTACCTGCCGATCAGGCCCGCCGCAATCGCGGTTATGGGCCAGTTACGGCGCAGCCTACTCCGCTGCGCCGCAATCTGCAATACCCTACTGGCCAGATTCTCGCAAAATTCCGTTCAGCCGCTTGAACTCGGAACGGGCCTCCACGTCGCCAGACTCCCACCGCTGGAACCAATCGCGGTCGGCCATGCGCTCCTTCAGGCGAACCTTGGCGGCCTCGGGCGACATATGCCCCTGCTGCTCAGGCGGCGAACTGCCGTCAATACGGCGGCCCTCACCCATCTTGGAGCCGATGTAAGCCTGAAGTTTGTAGTACCCCGCAGGGTCAGACTTCCGCCACGCCTCGACCGACTCCGGCGACAGCCCAGTTTCCTTCATCACGGCCTCTTCCGCCCGCTGGGCCAGGGCCATCGTCTGCTCGTACGTGCCACCCCAGTCCGCCCGCAGCGCCGCTAGGGCATCGGTCTGGCGCAGTTCGTCCGCCTTTTCCGCCGCGTCCAGAGCCGACTTCACCAACTCATTGTTGTGTTCGGCCAGTCCCTTCAGCATGTGCTTCGGGATGCCCAGCTCTTTCGCCTTTGCAGCGACTTTCGATGCGTAGTCCGGGTCAAAACCCTCGGGGATCGGAAGTTCGTAATCTTCCGGCTTTTCGGGCGCGGCAAAGCCCAGTTTCGACTTGATTTCGCCCCAGCCCGGATCGTCCGGCTTTTCGGGCAGGCGCAGAAGTCGCTCGGGCGGAACGCCCATGTGCGACTCCAGATGCTTGTAGGACTGAAGCGCCTTGTCAGGACTGTCCCACTTCTTCAGTTCGGCCAGTCCTCGCAAGTCCGGGTCAGCGATTTTCGCATACCACGGTTCATTGCCAGCGCCGTTGTCGCCCATACCCGCAGGCGGCGTGTTCGCTTGGTCACTCATGTGCTTCCTCCATCATTCCAAGAATCTGATCGTCGGTCAGTTTCAACCGACGCTGGATGTGCAGATACACCTGCCGACGCCCTTCCGCGATCAACATCGCGTGGACATCAATCTCCCGCTGCACCGGGGATACCTTCGCCGTAGTCTGATACGGCCTGCAAAATTGGCCGATGTCGCGCAAAACCGCCGCGCCCGCCAGGGTGAGTTCGCCGCCATGCGTCTTAAACACGGCGTCATAGTCCCGCTTGCGGCGCAACCACAACCGCACCCGGTCTGACAGTTCCCCGAACTTACCCACCCATGCCTCCCAGCAACGATGCCGTCGGGTTCGCGCCGCTGATCTGCTGCGCCCGCGCCAAGTCCAGCGCCGTCTTGCCAGCGATCGGAGCCGCCTCCAGCAACGCCGCCTGCTGCGCCTGCTGACTCTCCTGCTCGGCCAGCGCGTCCATCTCTTCGGTGCTGTTCAGCACGTCATACGGCGCCCCGTTAATTTCAGCCAGTCGCGCGGCCACGCGCATCGGGTTGAACACCTTAAACACGGTCGGGTCAATCTGCGCCCACGGCGTCAGCTGCTCAAACGTCTGCATGATGCCAGTGGACTCCGACGCCCGCTGCATACGGTTCAGCGGCGACGTGTATTTCACTTCCAGCATTCCGCCCGCCTCGGCCAACTCAGGCGGCATATCGTCCAGCATCCCCGGAATCTGGAACAGGATGTCCAACTCGCGTTCGATCATCGGCCCCAGATACGCGGTCTGCTGGCGACCCAGCGGCGGACCCAGCAACTCGCCCTTTTCCTGCGCCCGCAGCAACGCCTCGGTCGCCGTCATGCGCGGGTTTTCTACGAGAATCTGGAACAACGTCACAAAAAACGCATCGTTGATAACTTCGCGCGAGTCCTGGATAAACTCCAGTCCCATCCCCAAATTCGCGCCCGTCTGCAACGGCATCACCCGCGCGTTACCCATCGCATCCACCGCGCCGTAATTCAACGCACCCGGCCGCAGGTTAAACGACTCCAGAATGTCCTCTTCGGGCAACATCAACGGCGGGTCAACCGCGCGCTGGCCTGCCCGCAGCATCGTTTTCTGCTGCTCGTTAATCGTGTTCAGCGTTGGCAGAATCTTCGACGCGGGGCCGCGACCGTACGTTTCCCCAGGCGCAGTCGAATACATCGAATAAATATACGGCATCGTCCGGTATCCGGACTCTTCCAAAATCGAATCGCCGTACTGACACGCAATGTAATACGACGCAAACCGCATCCCGCGCGTATCGCGACGTTCCGGATCGTAATCCCTGCGCGGCTTCACGCAATGAATAAACTCAAACCGGGTTTCCGGCTGGGCCTTCAGGATCGGCGGCGGCAGTCGCGATTCATCAAACATACCGCGCGCCTGACGCGCCGTCATCGTAAACTTCCGATGCACCGCTGCGGGCAGGCCGGTGTAATCCGGCGACACCCAAATATGCCCCACAAAATCACACCGATACCGGATCGTCCGGCCTACAATGTCATCAACGAATGTGCATCCGTTACCGTACGCAAACAACGAACGGTAGTGTTCCGCCGACGCGCCTACAAACCCGGCCATCGGCGCGTATCGCGCACGGAACAACTTCCGGGTCAGTTCCTCACACCACGCCATCACGCGGAAATTCTTCCGCAGCGAATCTTCGCTCGGCTCCAGCCCGTGCCACGTCTGCGTACGCGGGGTCAGCACGGACTCCATCGCGGCCGTCGCCTTTTCCAGCGCCAGCTGCCCGGTCGAATCGAACTGCTGGCGATCGCGACGACCGCCCTGCCACGCCTGCTGCTGCGTAAACAACGCATTGTCCGGGTCGATCAGTTCCGCGATCCGCTGCCACGTCGAGTCAAAATTATACCGCTGCGCTTCCATCGCAGCCTGATCGCGCATGATACCGGCGGCAATTTCACTCATTACTGTTCACCTTCGGGCTTTCCAGCCCCCATGCCAGCAACGCCAGCGCGGCCAAAATCAGCCCGCCCGCCAGACTGAAAAATACAAACACGACCGCAGCGGCGACTCCCAGCCCAGGCGCGAATTTCATTGCCCGGTCAACATCTTCGACGCCACACTCGGCGCGGCGGACTTCATCTTTCCCGCCACCACGTACGGCCCCCGGCCTCGCCTGCGTCGGACGCGCATTTCATCTTCTGCGCGGACGGCGGCCTCGTCAATCGTCGGGACGGGCGGCGGCGGGGCCGGGGGCGGC